GCTCGTTAGTGCAGTAAGCCTCACCGGCATACCACTCCGGGCCCCAGGGATACGCATCCGGTGCAACCTCCACCAGGTGCTGTGCGTGTTCCGGGCTGTCGGCCAGCACGATAGCTTCTTTGTAGCCGGTCTTTGTCAGCTCGAACTGAATGGTGACGCGATATCTGTTCATGCTGCCCCCTTGTCCCAGCTTTGAATTTCCCAGTCACCAATTCGCAGCGAACCCGTCTCCAGGTCGCGGGCGAAATTCTCGAAAGCTTCGGCCGTGCTGGCCGGGATGCCCGGGTATGTGCAGTTGGCGCCTTCGCCTTCCTCATCATGCTGCCAGCCCCACCACTGGTAATGGTCGCCTCCCGGTGGGACGCTGTCCCCCCATGTGCTGACGCAGCCCAGGAAAGTCTCCACCCAGCTCGACCGGCCATCCGCGTGATGCAGGATGGAATAACCGACATAGTCCTGGTTATCCTTGCGGTTTTCCTCTGCCCCTGACCAGGCAACCGAAAGCGCTTCGGCAACTGCCTCCAGCGTCCAGCTGGTGATGTCTTCCTCATGCTGGCCCGGAGTGTCGAAGTCGTCTGAGACGCTGGCCTCTACCCGGATCGTCTTGCCATCAGGCGAGGAAATGCGAGCCGACGCGATTTCCTTCTTACTGCTGTACCAGCCCGTGTCAAAAGGCTGCCGCGCCTCAAGCGCTTGCTTGAGTGCTGCCTCTTGCTCCGGGTACCAATCGCTGAGTCCCCAATGGGCGCCGTCGCCGCTGCCGAATGCTTCCAAGGTATTCATGCTGCCTCCAAATCGTCGTTGCTAACAAACACCCAGGCCTGAACCCAGGTACCAGTGGCGCCTTCGGACACTTGCGGCTCGGCATCGAATTCGATCGTGCTCGACCCATACAAACCGCGTGCGGCCTGGACGGCCGGGTGCGCAGTGGCGCCGACCTCTTTAGGCACTTCGACTTCGTCGCCCAGTTTTGAAGCCACATAGCAGCGCATGGCTGCTATGAGTGGGGTGGGGCCGGTCTGGAGGTATGAGCGACCAATGTGATACGCTGCCTGCCAATCTGCGGTTGGTTGGCAATAGGTTGGGCTGATGCGCTCACGCTCAATGATCGGGCCACCCCAGGCCCAATCTGCTGAGTACGCATACGGTGTTGAGTCCAACAGTGTGTCCTCACAATACCCGACCGCCCAGTCCAGGGCGGCCTCATTCAGAGCACTTGTCTTGATCTTCATACTTTCTCGCTTTCTAGGTTGATTGGCCCACTCACCCCAACCCGTTGAGGAACAAGTGGAGTAGCCAGTATAGGAACAAATTCCTGATGGTGCAAGCCAGCTTTGCTTTCTGCGGCTGGGGAGGATGCGGTGGGGGTCTAAGAGTTGATAGCCTAGTCCTCCTGCGGCTCATCCAGCGGGCCTTGCGAAATCTCAAAGAACACCCGCTCGACCTCTGCCAGCGTCCAGTCGTGTCCCTTTATCAGGTGCCGTAGTACATCCGCGCCGCTGAGGTTTTTGCCATCGTAGATAAACGCCAACTCCTGCACCGACTGCGCCTTCGTTGGCACCGAGTTGGCCAGGAAGGCCTTGCGAGCTTCGTCTGACTCCGTCACCCACAGCTGGCCATATGGGGTGTGGTACCCGCCCAGCTGAATGCGCGCGTCTTCCGGACTGATGCCCTGTGCGGCCGCGACCTCCTGCACCTGGTCTTCCGCGCCAGGATTGCGCTTGATCACCCACAGCATCCCCTCCGGGAAGACATCCTTGGACTGAATGCCGTACTTCGTGCGCCGGTCATGCACAGAGTTCTTCAACGGCTTCGTTAGCCGCATGAGCTTGAGGTACTTTTCCATTTCTCGCTTTCTAAGTTGGTGCCAGGACTGCCCTGGCACCGCAAGTCTATCCAGGTTCAATCGACCGCGTCAAGCATGTGCAGCCGCACCAGCTCCCACGGGATCTGCGTCCAGGGCCATGCTGCCAACGGAACAGTGTCAATGCCCCGCATGGCCAGTTCCACTGCCTGTTCGCCGGCATACAGGCGCAGCTCAGAGTGGCTGGTGCGAGTCGCCCCTGGCGGGAAATACTGCACCAGGATGTAGGTCGGGCAGTTCATGTCGGCGTGCTTGGCATGAAAGCTCACCTGGTGCGGCGACAGAGCGACCTTGCGCCCGCGTCGCACTACCTTCAGCTCCACCATCACAAACTCGCCCGGCACCTTGAACGCTACCAGGCAGTCCGGGATGCCCAGGTTCACACGGGATTCAATCCGGGTAATGTGGCAGGCTGGCAGGTTTTCCTTCAATCTCTGATAAAGCCCGCTTTCTGGCTTCGATGGCATCTTCGCCCTCCTTAATTGCCTGGCGAGTTATATCCCGCAGCTGCCTGCCTTCTTCCGACCAAGGATCTTCCGCATAGTCACGGGTTTTCTTCGGCGCCGGTAATTCCGGTTTTACATCCGCTGCCTGCTCAATTTCCTTCGGCGTTACATCAATAACCCTACCTGGGTCGCCATACAGACGCTTTATTTCCTCCAGCTTGCGCATGACTTCTTCCTTACTCATGGAATCAATCGTGCCGTGCCGGATTTCCTTGCGGTCAATATAAATCGTGCCCAGTGCCTGGCCGCGGCGATATTCAGCCTGGACGGCAGCACCATATGCCCCAGCCTGCAGCGCCAGGTCACGGATATTCTGCAGATCCCGCATATGCCGTTCCATGGTCGTGCCAAACCGCTCGGCCATATCCTTGCGCAGCTCCTGAATCGCGGCAACGACATGGGGATTCTTTTCCGGGTTGGTCAGCAACCTGGCCGATTCCTTCGCCGTCTTGGCAGGCCAGCCGGCCCGGATGGCCGCCTCGGCCATGGTCACCTGGCCGTCGCCCATGACCAGCTCTTGAACGAACTTCCACTGCTTGGGCGTCAGCACCCTCTTCTTGGTGACTGTGACGGGAGTACGCAGCTTGTCCTCCAACAAGGGGCTATGCCCCCGGGGCATCTTCGGCAGCTTCGTTGCCATGTTTGCTCCTAAAAGTGGTACCTAGTAGAAACCCGCACCGTTTTTGGCCTTTTAGTAGACTTTTTTAGGGTCAATGAAAAAAAAAAAACAAAAAAATGTCCCGCGCGCGCATTTTATAAGAAATTACACCTGTAGAAGACACGTAATGTACCGTGTAGCTCTAACACGTTGATTTCATTCACTTCTTACACCATTACGTCTATTACGTCATTTTTCAAAAACTTTTCACACAAACACACTTGACCCTAAAAAAGTCTACTAAAACGGCAAAAACGCTACGGGAAAACCCTCGAAAGACCCGCGTTCCGCGGTCCTCGGCCCTTTTTGCCCTCTCCACCCCCTCTGAACCTGACTCGAACCTGACAGTGCCCGGCTCCCGTCCCAACACCCCCCTCACTGCTCCATCCCCCGCCACCACACGCCTGTTCCGTTGTCGCCGTCGGCGCTGACGAACCGTGCTGCGAGGGTCGCGGGGATGATTTCGCCGGCCTCGAAGGCTTCGAGATTGCCGGCTTCCATGCCCATTTCTGGGAGGTGGGTGACGGGGCCGATGAGGGTGTAGGTCGCTCCGCCCATGGTGACGAAGTACAGCTGGACCATGGGCGGGAGCGAGGAGAGGTTCATCTTGTTAGACGATGGGGGAGGTTTTTTCCTGGAGTTCGATTTCGCGCTGGAGGTACCAGGCGGCCTTTTTGATGTCTTCCAGGTAATCCTTTTTGTAGGGTGCCCGGGAGATGTATTTCACGGCGTTGGCCAGGTGGTAATGATTATGCAGGCCTTTGGCCTCGATGAAATCGATGGTTTCGATGCCGCCGATTGTGTAGTGCGGGGGGTGGTTGACGTTGTCCACGGGCCGCGGTTCGCGGATATCGATGGATTGCACGCCGGGCAGGGAATCCAGCAGGGAGTGGATTTTGTCGATATTGACGCCGATTTCTAGGGGGCTGTCGAGGTCGGTTTCCGTTTGTTTTGCGGCCAGGCGGTCTTTGTTTTCCTTGACCAGGCGGTAGGCCATGGGCAGCGAGGCGCCGAATTTAGCGTGGATATCGCGTGCGGTGGCGCTGGGGTTTTTGGCCAGGTAGGCGCGGACTTTTTTGGAGATGGTCATTTCGGGGTTCCTTGTTGCGTGTCGGCAGTTGGGATGACGGCGATCCAATCCTCTGCCAACACGTCGTCGGAGGATGGTGCCCAGGGGAAGTGGCTCACGGCGGAGTGGAAGGTGATGCCGCTGCGGCTGGTGGGGTCGCGCAGGACGTAGGCCCCGGCCCACGTTGCGCGGGCCACGGGCTGTGAGCGTTTGAGGTAGGGCAGTGCTTCGGCGAAGCACATGCGCCCGGTTGCGGCGTCGTACATGGGGCTAGAAGTTTTCGGTGTAGAACTCGTCGAGCAGATCGGCCAGTTCACTGGCGCTGAACTCGCCGCCTTCGCCGGCGTTGAGGCCGTGCTCGACGCAGATGAGGACTTTGCCGTTGCGGGGCTCGAAGATCCGCAGGTCGCCCAGGAGGATGCTGGGGCGTTGCGGGGCGATGTGGATGTTGGAAAGATTGACAACAGGGTCGTTTTTCACGGGATTTCTCCTTTCTAAGGTAGGTTTCGGCGGATTCTACGAAGAATTCTCTACTTTATGCAACTGGGGCGGTGAGGGCGTAGGTCTTGTGTAGTTTTCCTTGCACGCCGGCGTTGACAACGTGGGCGTTGACCCAGATCTTCTTGCCGCTGGGCAGGCGCCGGATGTGGCCGCGTCGCAAATGCTCGCGAGGGGAGCGGCCGGTGCCTGGCGCAAACGGAATGTCGCCGTCCACGGAGCTTGCGCCGTGTTGGGAGGGCTTGAGGGTCAGGACGCGGTATTCGTCGAAGGGAAGGGCGCCGCGTTTGAGGGCGCCTTTGTTGGCCTTGCGCACGGGCAGCGCCTCGCTGGAGACGTTGGAGCAGGACAGGGCCTCGATGAGGGAGAAGACGGCCGTGATGGCCGAGGACATGCCGGTGTAGGCGCTGATGCGCCAGTTGTCCTTGTAGATATGTTTGGCCATGCCGCCGATGTCGAAGTGGCGCACGCTGGACTGGGAGATAGCGGGGGCGTCTTTGGGATCGACCTTGGCGGCGTCGAGGACCTCTTGGAGGAACTCGGTGTCCATCTTGGCCTCTTCCACGCCTATGCGGGGTCGGCATTCGGCGAAGAAGGGCATGAGCATCCACATTTCACCTTTGTGCTTGCTGATGAAGGTGTGGAAGTGGAAGACCAGGATGGCCTCTTTGACCTGGTAGGCCAGGACGATATTCTTGGAGCGGTAGTCGTCGGGCTCGGTGCCGTAGAACTCCAGGGCGACCAGCGGGAAGGGCAGGCGGAAGTCGTCGGGCACGCCTTTGAAACCGTCATCGAAGATGATGCCGTCGTCGGGCATGAGGAACTTAACGGAGTGGGCTGCGTCCTTGAGGATGGCCTTGAGGTGCTTGGGGTACTCGGGCACCTCGACGGCCTTGGCTTGGGCCCACCAGTTGAGGTCGTCGTGGACTTGACGGAGGAAGTTCAGGGGTTGTGGGTTTGAGTTCATAGGTCCTGTCGAATTCGCGGAGCGCGGCTAACGCACAGAGTGCCTCCAGCACGCGAAGGAGTTGTTCACATGAGTGCTTCTTCAATGTCGGCCTCTGGCCACTGCTTCTGTGGGAGGTTTCTTTTGCACCAGCGGTCCAGGTCGGCTGGGTTGTATTGACGGAATGGCCAGGTCGGGTAGGGATCCGACGGGCTCAAAGAGGCGAGCTTCGGGCCCGCAGGGGCCGCGGGTGCGGTTGTCGATGCAGGTGCCGATGCCCTTGCTGGCGGTGAAGGGGTTGACGGCGCAGTGCATGACCAGTGCGCCTGAGTACAGGCGAGGACGGTCGATGCTCGGTCGGTAATGTTTGCATTGCTTGCACGTTTCACGGTCTTTGTCCCAGGTGTACTTCGGCAGGGTGAACATGATCAGTCGTTGAGCTCTGCGAGGCTTTTTTCCAGGCGTTTGATGTGGCTGCAGGCGCACATGTAGTGGTCGGGGCCGTGGGACCAGCAACCAAGGGAGTGCGTGCTTTGGGTGTTGAGGTAGTCGGCAATTTCCTTGGCCAGCTCGTCTGCGGCCGGCTTGACGACGCCGCTGGGGGTGTGGATCGACACGCCACGCAGGACGTCGTGGCAGCGTTTGAGCAGTTCAATGTGTTTCATCTTCGCAGGGGGTGGTGAATTTGAAGACCTCATCGAGGTTGGCTTTGACGTCCTCGACCTCGATGCCGTACATGCGGCAGCGGATGGCCAGGGATAGGGTCAGTGCCGTGAGGATGTCCTCCGGCGTTGTGGTGGTGTGTTCCTCACAGAACTCGTGCATGGCACCGTTGAGGTGGCGGGCTAGTTCAGCGTGTTTCATTGGAATTCCTTCAGCAGTTTCAAAAATGTCGCGTTAGCGCGGCGGGTCAAGGCGCGGCGCCTGGCGCGCACACCTCGTGCTTTTTTGATCGGTGGGCGGTACATGAGGATGTCGAAGTACACGCGCGGGACGATGAGTTTGGTGGGTCGCTTCTGAATGGGCCGCATCTCAGCGGCGTCGTTGAGGAACTGCAGCGCATCGGCCAGGGTTGTGTCGTCCAAGAAAAACTTGGGCTTCTGGTTTGCGTTGTGGTCGCCGCTCATTCCTGCCCCCCTTGCTGCTCTTCTTTCAACTCGCGGATGATTCTTGCCATGTTTTGGAAGGCAAGGTCGCGTTGAACGGCGGGATCATTTGCCTCTGCATCACACACCTTCGCACACGCCT